AAATTTTCGTCAATTTTATCTTTAGGTCGTTCCATTTTATCTGCAAAGTAGCCCTCAATAGAAAAACCTTTAACTTTATTTGTTTTAACATACTCTTTCCATATTTCATCATTATTAACTTTTACTGCACCAACCCAACTGCCAACAGGCACATTAAGTCCGTATTTTCTTGTCTTATCCTGTACCTCATCTTCAACAATCCAACTTTCAACTAATGTTAAGCCTTGTAATGTTTCGTTATGTTCTAAAGTGCTATTGTGCTGGTAACCATTTTGTAAATATAACTGCGATGCTTTTTGTACTGTATCTTTTGAAAAATAAATATAATAATCGCCCTCTGCACCATTTCTGTAAATAGGCTTGTTAGGTATTAATAATGCACCCATTAATATTTTTTTATCTTCATCAACTTTAGCCAGCTTTATTTCTTGGTCTTTTAAAGCAATAAAGTCGCTTTCAATAGCAGGACTTTCAACAATAGATATCGCTTCTACTCCTGTTTCTTCTTGGTCTTCATCTAAAATAAGTTCTATTATTTTCATAGTTATATAACGTTTTTAATTAAATATTTTGCATTTTATCCAATACTTGCTCCCTCAATTATGTTTCTGTCCATTTCCTGCGCTGTTGACACGTCACTTGCAACGACAAATGCTTTAGTAGGTACTTGCGTTTGCCCACCTATTGCATCTGCTAATTGGTTTGTTTCGCTTGCTCCTACAATATTAAATGCAGGTGCTACGCTTTCTGCTGCTTCGGGTGCTGCTGCTGCTACAGGGCTGGGTGTAGCACCACCACCCCCACCACCTTTGACTGTACTTAAAATGTTTTTGGCTTGCATTACAGCACCTAATACTGCCGTTATTTGAGTTGCATAAAATATAGGAAATGCAAATGGTGCTGCAGGACCTGTAGCTTTAGCACCCTTTTGCGCTATATCTAATGCGTTTATAAAGCCAATACCTGTTCCAATAGCAATTTCTGCTAATGCTGCTGCTTTTGATGCTGCAGTACCTTTATCAAATAATTGTCCTATTTGCCCAATAGCACCACCAATCGCTGCTGTTAATTGTAATTGTAAAGATTTTTTAGCTTCTGTAATTGCTGTTTCCTCTTTTAAAATTTCTTTATCACGTGTTATATTCTGTTGCCTTGATTGTTCTAAAAAATCATCAAGTGCTATCTGTGCATCTATTTTAGCCTGTGTTCCTGCTGTTGCTTCATCAACTACTGCCTGCAGCCTTGCTTCTTGTAATATTAGTTCTTCTTCATCAATTAATTTTTGTGCTTCTAATCTTGCAAGGTTATCTTCTATTTGTTCAGCATTAAAACGTTTTTTTGCTATTGCTAAAGTAGTATCGCTTTCCAGCTGTGCATTTCCTAACTCCAATAATTCTTTGCTTAATGCTAAATCATTTGCTTTTTGTTCTGACCTAAAACCCTCTATTTGAGCAAGCACACCCTCTTTTTCTGCTTGCGCTTCTAATACAGCAACATAATCTTCATCTTTGCCTGTTAGATTAAAGCGTGCCTGTGCAGCAGCTAAAACAGCATCTGAATTTTTTAGCATTTGTTTTTCTTGGTCATCAAGTACAACTTTTAATTCATTATTTGCTGCTATCCTATCTGTAATGCTATTACGTTCCTCATCACGTACTTGCCTTAATTTTTCTGCTTCCTTATCCTTTTGCTCTAATAATATTCTTGATTGTGCTACAGCTATCATAGCAGACTTTTTAAGTGCTTTATTTGTCTTTGCAGTTTCTAATGCCTGTTGCACATTAATTTCTGAAAATTCTTTCATAGCAACCTCTCCTATTGCACCCAATTCATTTGTTGCTTCACTAAAATTATCTACAATATCATTACCTGCTGTTTCTGCTGCTTCTGCAACTTCAACAATATTAGTTTTAGTTTCTAATATATCTGCATTTAATTGCTTAATTGTTTCTGCATCTTTTCCACCAAAAAAACTATTTTCCCACGCCAGCATTGCTTCCTGTATTCCTAATTTAATTGCATAAAAAGAAAATTTAAGAGGTGTTAATGTAAGTGTTAAAATACCACTTAATACCTTGCCTAATGCATCAAAATTTTCACTGCTTTGCGTTACTGCTTTATATATATCTGTAATTGCATTTAATACTTGGTTAAATACTATTTGTGCTGTATCAAAAACAACAGTTAAAGCGTCCATTACTTCTTGGTTTTCTTGTACTGCACTGCTAACAAACTCAAATGCTTTTTGTAATAAAAATATTATACCACTTGCTTTGGCTAAAGTTTTAATTGATGCACCAACTTTTTGTATTCCTTTAGAACTATCTTTTGCACCTTTTTCAACTTTTGCAATACTTTTGGCTGTAGCTTCATTAGCTTTTACTATTTCCTTTTCTAATTTTGCATACTCCTTTTGAAACTCGTCAAGGTTTTTGACAGCTTCCTTATATTTTAACTCAAAATCAATTCTTACTTTTTTCGACATTTGTTTTTGTATTTTATCTGTTGCATGCTTTCAGTAAACGTTTCTGCCAGCTTATTTTTGCCCTGTGCTATTCTTATTAATTCTGTTTCTCCTTTTACTACCTGCAGTAAATCAATTATATTTTTTATCATTAATCGCTGTTTAATAATTCAAATTCTGTTTTGCCTGTTGTTAGGTTTGTAGTCATTGAATTAATTTTATAATTCTGTTGCCTAAATCTTATTCTATCATATAACTGCAGGCTACTAAATATTTTGTAAGGTAGGTATGCAGTAACTTTTGTTATTCTTAATCTTGTATTAAAAACTTCTTGTATGTAATTCTTGTAATGGTTTTCAAATAACGTGCCTGTAAAATCGTTTGCATCTGCGTATATATTTGCATTGTATTCCATTATTTCATTATTGAAATGTAACGATGTATTGCTTGTTGCTGGGTTTATTTCTTTTGTGTTCATCGGTAGCCAATATTCATCAATTTGTTCGGGTGTAGCTGCTTCTGTTGATTTTAGAGCAAATGATGTAGATGTTAACGGTGGCTGTCTTCTGAAACCGTAAAAAATTAAAGGATTTCCATAATAGGCTTCTTGGTTATCATCAACAAAATAACCATACATTAATGTCGTTGTATTATTATTACTGCTATTCCATAAACGTTCAAACATTACGTGCTCAAAAGGCAACTCAATACTATATTTTTCTGTAGGCGCATCAAAATAACTATTAGCACTATAGGATAAACTCCCCCAACCTGTGTTATTTAATTGTTCATATTGTTGTGCTAAAAATGTTTTTAAGCCTTTATAACTAAAATTAATTTCTTTAAAAGGTAATGCAATATCTACTGTTGATTTTGTTACATCTAAATACTTGTCAATATCTACACCAATAAATTCGGGGTCTTCGCCTGCAGGTGGGACTGTCTGCGGTGCTTTATTATAAAATTCATCTAAAGGCTGCACTACAATAATATCATCTTCAACGTATGCAGTCAAATTAAACATTTGAAATACACCTGTAAGAAAATCTATAATTTTCATTTTAGGTATTTGCTCTTGTATGTTAAAAGGTAATGTTTCAGAATTTGTAAAAGGAGTTTGGTTTTTCCAATATTGATAGTAATATTCAGGCCCTTGCTCAAAAGGGTCTTGATATACTATTGTCCATTGTATGCCATTAGCAGGGATTGTTATAGGTGTTCCTGTAGGTGCAGTTATTTGTATTATATATTCAGCACCACAATCAAACATTCCTGTTTGGTTTGTTGGACTAACATTCCCCATAAATTGTGTTCCTGTAACATTTACTAAACTATCAACAACATTTTGTTGTCCGTTTTGTATCATTAAAAGTCTTGCTGAATAAGTAGCTGTATTACCACCTCCAGGATATATTCCTACTGTTGTTTGCTTTAAATTATAAAACCCACCCCACGAAGCAGCACCTCCACAACCAATAGTAACAACTCCATTATTTTCTGTTGAAAAAGTAACACAACCTTGATTTCCTGTGCAACTATAAGTATCAAGTTCTGATACATTTGTCCAAATAATATCTACTTGTTCTGCAGGTGTAACATCGCCTTTTTTTCTGTGCAGCCACATATACAAATTATCCCAATCTGTATTTGTTGCATCATTAAAAAAATCATTAGAAAATGTAATTGGAAATTGTGCTTCTATTGCTTCAATAATTCTTTGCAGCCTTAAAGCATATTTAAATTGACTAAAAACAACTCCGTTTTCTGTGTATATATTTCTGTAATAAATATTATTTAATGCTCTGTCAACATTTGCACTTGAATAAGTAAGCCTTGCTGTATGCGTAATTAATGGCACAATAATATCATCGCCATAATCTGTATTTTCAATTTTATCTTTTACAGTTGTGTAATCATAATCTAAATTTAAATCATTTAAATCTGTTAAACTGCTTAACTGATTATCCCCTAAAATATCTTTTAAATCAACTGTGCTGCCATAAAAAGTGACCTTATATGTGTGAGGTACATTATTTTTTAATTCAACGCCTGTCAACGCTATTTTGCCTGTTTTAAATAGTATATCGTTTAACTCTAATGACGCATCTACTTTTACTCTTGCATCAAATGCACTATTTTCTGAAATATCAAAATTATAATAATGCTTAAATAATTTATTGTTTTTGGGCGATGCTGGTAATGCAAAGGTTTTAGTAAATTCAGTAAAGATTTTTTTTATGTCTTTTACGTTTTGTATTGTTTGCGTAAAAGAAACACTTTCATCTTTGAATTGGTCAACCCTATTAGCTTCGGTATATACACCATTAGTGCCAATATTCCCAATATATAATATTAATTTTTGCTGCATTACCTCACGTTGTTTATATAATCAAATGCTTCTTCAAATTCAATAGTGTAATCAATAAGCCTGTTATTTACACTTGTTTTAAAAGCTATTGAAGATTGTGTTACTTTAACAGGCACAACCTCATCAGTCCCCGTTGCCTTGTTTGGTCTTTCAATCCAAACGTGTTCGCTTAATAAAAGTTCCTCAAAAAAGTTATTTGCACCCTGTGGATAATAACCACTGCATAAAGTAAATTTTTGTTTAGCAGTTGTGTTAAATGTTTTGTTTGGTGCATCAGAAATAGAATAGGTAGCAGGGTTATTTGTGCTTGGATATGTTAATATATTAGTTTTATAATTTTCATTTCTTCTTGATAGTGTTTTAGTTTCTTTTAAGAAAAACCATAAATCTTGCTGCACACCATATTTATTTATAAAAATTATTCGTCTCCCGTCTCCATATTTTGTGCAATCTATTCTTTTAATTGTTCCCCCGTAATTCCCACCTATTGTAGTTGCAGTTGCACCAAAACTAACTGTTACCTGTGAACTTGACATTGTTTGCACAACTATTCCTGTTGTGTTATTAGGATAATATAGTTGCACATCGCTTTCGTTTGGGTTTTCAGAAATAAAATATTGACCGTTTGCAATAATAGGGTTTGTTCCGTCTTCAAAATAACCATAACCCATAAAACCTGTATCAGTACTGTATGCTTTTGTGCTTCTTAAAGTTCCTGTTCCGTTAAAATCAGAGTAGTTCCTTAATGTTACTTGTATTGATATTGTTTGAGGTGCATAATTTGATTGGTAAGAAATTTCTAAATAGTCCCTGCAAAGTTCTGAAATATCAAAATTTTGTGTACTTGATTTTTTAGTATTTTTTACTAATAAATATTCAACAACATTGTTAATTTTTATTTCGCACGTACAAGAATTTACAGCTGAAACAGGTATCTCTATAAATTTAAACTGAGGACTTCTTAATAATAATCTTGGCATAATATTATAATTTATTTTCTATATCTTTAATTAAGGCATCTTTAAAAAATTGCCTGTATTTATCTTTTCCCCTGTTTAATGGTTTCGTAAAAAAAAATGTAGCCATAATTCCTTTTTCATATATGCTTCTTGCAATTAAAAATTTTAAAGATTTTCTTGAAATAAACCTACCTTTTTTGTCTCTTGGTGCAATACCTCTTTTAATTAACCACTTATCAAAAACTCTTTGTGGTGGCATTTTTGTTGTATAACTAAATGGCGATTTTGTTGATTGTGGATAAACAGACTTTGCACCCTTAACTCCCTCATCTTGAAATTGCCCGTAATAATCCATAAAAAATTCTACTACTACATTATCAGTCGTTTTTTTATTTACAATTTTATATTCAAGTGAATTATATAAATTGCCACCACCATTTTGCCTTTTTGTTAAATTTGTTCTTGCCTGCTGGATTACATACTTTGCATATCTCTCTGCAGCCATTTCTAAATACGTTCTTTCCATTTAGCAAATAGTTATGTCATTATGTATTAATACGTCCATAGTGCAAGTCCAACCTGCTAACATATTTTCAAATCTATCATAAAAAGGCTCACAACTTGGATTTCCGTCTAATTGGTATTTTTCTATATATAGTTGCCCTTTACGTAAAACTTGAACTAATTTATTTATTACTGCCAGCTGCGTGTTTAATATATCCTGTTCGTTGTTATTACCTGTAAACCTATCAAGTGTAAAATCTTTGCTTTGCTGCACAATATCGCATGCAATAACTGTAATATTAAAACGCAATACTTGTTCTTCATCTACTACACTATTAACCATTATATGCGCCAATGGAAAAATGTCTTGCTTGTTTAGATTAATTTCGCTTATATCCCCACTTGAAACTGTATTAATATTTGTGTCAGCAAGTAGCTGCTCTTTTATAGTTTCAGTTAGCTGGTAATATCCTCTTATTCCTTGATTGCTCATTTAAACTTGTTTTTTATTTGCTTTGCTTCTATTTCGTTTTTTTCTTTTAAAAATGATAACATTGTAAAGCATTTGTGCATTTCTAATTTAGTGATATCTTCAAGTCTTGTAATATCCCCATTAGGGAGCAGTGCATAGATTGATTGGTACCACCCCCATTTTCTGCTAAAATTTGCTTGTAAATTAAGTGCTGTTCCCCCTCCCCTGTTTCCAAAGAGTTCATCATAATTTGCGATAATTCTATCCCTAAATTGTAAAAAAAAAAAATTGCTCCAAATACTATATCCAAAGGTATTTCATTTAAAGGTAATTCATCAGCTGCAGCATTATATGGTTTTATAGTATATTTTTCTCCTATTTTATCTTTTATTGGTCTATACAATACATTCATAGCTATATGCATTTTTTCCCAATTACCAATGTAAGTATCTAAATCTACATATTCGCCTAATGTAATATCGTCAAGTTTAGGGATAAAACCATATTCAGTATTGCCCAATTTAAAAGTTTTTGTTAAACTTGGTTTACTTTCAAAAGTTTTATTTATAATATTAATAATTTTATCTGTATCAGATAACTTTAGTTTCATAACTGTTGCAGCATCTATATTGCAAAATATTTCAACCATTTTACACTTTATAAATTGCGCATCATCGTTTGCTTCTTGTATTTTAAGAAATTTTTGATACTGCTTTAATGTAATTTCTGCCAGCTTATTAGGTACAATTAATTCCATATCCATATATATATAACGTTTTAAATTAAGTTTTTTATTAAACGCAAGATAATAAAAAAAGCAGCCATATTATTGGCTGCTCTTTCATTATGTATTAAGTCTTGACTAATTACCTAATACTTGCTTCAAAACACGTTCCACTGCACACACCTTTATCAGTTTGCATTGCTGCACCACATTCGCTGCATGCGTATTCTGTTTGTTCGTGTGGATTTAAAAAATCGTCCCAACTCATATATTAAAAAGTATTGATGCTAATGTCCTACCTACAAAGTAGCACAATGCAAATATTAAAAAATACTTTGTTAACTGCTTAAAAATTTTGCCAGCTTTGCCAGCTTTACTCGGTTTGTTTTTTTTCATCTTATTATGTTTTTAATTATTTGTGTGTCCACCGTACCATATTTTTTATGTACGTTTCTTAAATATATTTCTGCATAGTCAATTTGTTCTTGATTATTAGAATATAAATAAGTTTTTAGCTGCATATTTATTTCTGTTAGTTCTGTTGCCATTAGTGATAATCGTTATAAATTTCTACAACTTCGCTTCTTTCTTCTGCTGTTAGTTCCCACAAATCTTTTCCTGGAAATAACTTATTTGCTATACTAATAAATGCTCCTGTTTGCATATCTATTCTTTTATTAAAGTTAAATTTAAATAGCCTGCAACATAGTTAATATGTTTTTGTGTAGTCATACTCCAATAACCTAATTGGTGTAATTCGTTGCCTTTAATTTTTGCAACAATAGTAGTGTAACTCCATACATTGTTTCCCTCTAATCTTAAATTCTGTTTGTACTTTGGTAATGTTCTCATTTTGTTATGATTTTAATTAATAATTTTTGTTTATAAATTTGCCACAAAAGGGGTACATTCTTGTATGATATGATTGCCCTTTTTTAATGCGTTTTTTATTTGTAAATATAATATCATTTTCTGCAACATTATCAATGCGCCCATAATATCCAATTTCTTTTCTGTCCGGCTGTGCTATATTTTTTGTTCCCATAAATTTATTGCCAACCATATATTCTATAAAGTAACCTTTATGTTCAAATTCTGTAGCCATTTGTTTATTTTATTATTTTTATAATAGTTTCGCCTCTACCTTTTAAAGCTCTTTTTTTACTAACTTCAGCTAACTTAATATGGTCTTCACGAAGCAAATCTAAACTCTTGAATTTTTTAGTTGTTTTGCTGCTATCATATATCCAAACTTTAGTTAATTTTTTTTCGTTGTATGTTACAATGTGTTTCATAATTTTTGTTTTTGTTATTAATAATTTATAAAAGTAACTTAAATTAAGTTATAAACAAAACTTTTAATAACTTTTTTAGTGCAATGCGTATTTGCCAAAATTAGGTCGGCTTAAAATTGAATAAGTTGCATACCTGCAGCTATCAATTATATGGTTATGTTTATCTATTGGTGTATTTGTAAGCATACCTGTTTTGTCCTCTTTCCATTTATAGTTTCTAAACTCCGATATTGCATTTACTGATGTGCTTAATACATTTATTTTATATCGTTTTAATAAATCTATGCCAGCATTAATACTGTCCCTGCCTTTTATGCTTGCAAATATGTTGTGGCCCATTTTACGCAACTCACTAATTAATCTTGGCTCTGCACTATCTGCATATATAGTGCCTGTTATATTTTCCTTTTTTAGAAACAAGCTAATATCGTTTGTTGTCATTTGTGTTCTATGCAAATGCTCTTTTATATATAAGTTATTATTTTCTAAATAAACAGAGCATAAAACTGTCGGGTCGTTGGTGTAGCCAAAGTCCATTCCATACGATACTAAATTTGCAGTTGCAGGTATTTTATTAACCTCAACATAATTAAATATTGTACTCCTGCTGGCTGCTCTTTCGCCCAACCCATATATTTGCCAATACTGTTCATCAGTTTGTTTTAATAGCTCTATTTCTTTTTTTATGCTATCCTCAATAAAGGGGTTATCAAGGTATGTAGTTTTAAAAAAGTCACAATCTAATCTTGGTATTAGTTTATCATATATCCAATGGTATTCGTCTGACGGGTTGAAATCTAAAATAACACGTTCCTGCGTTCTAAAAAGTAGCTGCTGCATATCTTCATAATACAATTCGTTTCCCTCATTTACAAATAGTAAGTCCCTTTTTCTACCTCTTATTTTTTGTGGCATATCTAAAGATATAAACTCTACAAGGTTTCCAAACAAATAATATTCAGAGTTTGATTTATTATGATGTGCTTCTGTGTATATATTATGCACCTGCAGTATATTTAAAAAATCACGCATAACTGTTGCACGCAAGCTGGGAAATGATTTTCTACATACTGTAATAACTTTGTCATTGTTATTAATGCAATACTTAAATATTATCCAAAGTAGTATATTATAAGTTTTGCCCGACCTTGTACCACCCTGCTCAACAATAATTTTTTTATTACTGTTAGATAGATGTTTGTAGATTTTATTTGTTTGTAACGTCTTCTGTTTTATCAATTATTTCAATCTTAAAATTAGTAGGCATTCCGTCTGCACCTGTAATTTCTTGCCTTTCAATATAACCCCTTTTTTTGCCTTTAGTTTTTAAATAAAATATTGTTGCTGCTGTACTGTTAGCAGATATTTGTTTATGCAGCTGGCTTTCGGCAAAATCTAATGCTACATTTTCAATATCTTTTACTTGCTGTGCAAATACATCATCTTCATTTAACCATTTGTAATAAGTGCTTCTTGGTATGTCTGCTTTTTTGCACGCAACTGTTACAACCCCTAAACTTTGTTCTAATGCTTTTAATAGGCTTTCCTTTTTTATATGTCTACTTTCGTTCATTTTTTTTTGTTTTTTTGTTATATTTTAATTGCTTTTGCTTGTTTATATATTTAAACCTTTCAAGCATATTCATATATCTAATATCTTTTTCCATTAGTGATTTTTTACAAATAAATCAAACTGCTCTTTTACGCAACTTGACAACTCAATATATGTTTCTTTGTGTTCGGGAAAAGTATGTATTGCAAAATGGCTTTCGCTTAATAAAAAAAGTGCTGTATAACCAAATGGCTCAAAATGCTTTTCAATAACATTTAACACATTAAAACCACTTTCCGATAATAGTTTACTGTATTTATTATAAAGTGCATTAGGGTTTGTTATATCAACCCAAACTGCATAGTTATATATTTGTGCTTTCATCTAAATTTGTAAAATCTAATTTTTTATAATTGTTTTTAATATTTTTTGGATTGCCTTTGTAAAACACTAATATATTTTGGTGGCATTTTCCAATTTTTCTGTTATTCATATACCTGCCTACTCTTTGTGGTAACGTGCCTAAACTTTCCGCAATAATCATTTCATTATATACTTGCAATCCATTTTGTAAAAATATGTTTTTAACATCATCAACAAAACCATAATAAAAACCTTTTTCGTCTCTTATATCCCCAACTACAATTACTGCAAACCTATCTTCTTTTAAACATTTAATTGCGCCTGTAAATGCCTTATTTATAATTTTTAAAAAATCTTTATAGTTATTTTGATTACTTGCATCATTTTCCAATTCAGAATATACCTCTAAATCATAATAAGGTGGGCAACTAAATAATAAATCTTGGCTTGCTGCTGGTATGTGTTTTAAAACATTTACACCGTCATCACATATATATTTGCTCTTGCTACCTTTTAATCTTTCGTTATTTAAGTCAGCCTGTTCCTGCCTTAATTCAATACCTGTAAATTTATTGCCTAATGCATCGCTAACATAACCAAAAACACTATCGCCAGCAAAGCAATCAAAGGTATTGCCATTATCTATTCCAAACCACCTATTTGAAATTTCAGCAAGTACAGGGTCTAATATAGATGTACCGTAAAAATCACTTATTAAATTTTCTCTTGTTTCGCCATTATCCCCTATTAAGTTTTTCCAATATTTTTTTCTATCCAACCAATATCCCTGCTTTGTGTCTAATATGCTAAATGGTGGCACAATAAATATATCTTGCAACTTATTATGTTCTTCTTTTTCTTCTATTGCATCAAATGGAAAACCGTCTAATCCCCACTCTTCTAATTTATTTATATCCCATTCGTTACCTAATATATCCCAATCCCACTCGCCAAAACCAACGTTGTCCTTTATTATAAATTCTTCCTTTTGTGCTGCTGTTAAATCTTCTGCCTTTACAATATATACTTCTTTAAAATTTAATTCCTGGCAAGCCTTAAATCGCATATTACCACCCAATATAATATTGTTTTCGTCCACAACTATTGGGCGCAACTTTAGCATTTGTGGAAAATCTTTTAAAGATGTTTTTAGTTTTTTAAATTTACTATCTTTAATTATTCTTGGGTTTGCAGTATTTGTTTTTACTGCAGTAATTTTTACTTTTTCTATCATATATATAACGTATTAATTGATTAGTTTTAAAAGTCTAATGTAATTGTAATAAAAAATAAAAATAAATTTATTGTTCTATAATTAAATTTATCAGTTGGCTGCAGGCATTCCCACCCTAACATAAATCTGTCGTGTGGATAATGTAACGATATTTCAATTTGCCAATCCATTATAAATGTCCCCTTGCATCTGCAACAGCTGGCTCCCCTACAATAATATCGTAAACCTCTTTGCGTTGTTCATCTTTACGTTTCCATTCAAAAGATTTTAAAACTAATTCTGCTCTTTGGTCGTAATCTTGTTTTTCTTCGTCTTTAAGTTTTCTATAAGCCATTTCATTATTAGTTAATAAGTAACCAAAGTTTTTAGGTATTTTTGCAATTAATAAATCATT